CTTTGTTGTTATTGATGACCTCAACGCCAAGGGCATCATGCGAGGGTTTGCGGTGATCGACGAAAAAAGATTCAGGGCGTGGATGAACGACCCAGAGAACAGACACTTCAGGACGAGGCCAGGTAAGGTATGAAAGTCGCTTTTTGCGTCCCATGTCGGGACACGATGATGACGGGAACGTCTTTCGATATGGCTCGATTGGCTGCGTATGACGGGGCGAATCGGGTTGGTAAACACGGTGGGGCTTTGTTGCTCTACACAGCGCCAGGGACGCTCATCTTCTCCCAACGCGAGTCCTTAGCGAAAGAAGCATTGGCTGATGGCGCGGAATACATCCTCTGGGTGGACTCAGACATGAGATTCCCCAAGAACACCTTAGAACGTCTATTAGCTCACGGCAAACAAATCGTCGGGGTCAATGCGGTTACGAGGCGAAAGCCTGTGTTACCAACGGCCATAAACTTTCACCAAGACAAGGAGATCTTTGAGAAGATCGAGAGTCGCGGCAAGAAGGGTCTTGAGGCTGTGACTGCTGTAGGTTTTGGGGTTGTCTTAACCCACAAGTCTGTGTTTGACGCTATGCCCCAACCCTGGTTTGATGTAGTATGGGGGGCGGGTGGTCTAATTGGCGAAGATGTGCATTTTTGCGTGAAGGCCTTAGATCACGGTATTCAGACGTTCGTGGATCACGAATTGAGTCTTGAGATAGGACACATAGGGACACACGAATATCGTTGGAGCGATGTCGAATATGGCCCTAAACACTTACAGCGCACTGCAAACGACGATAGCTAATTATCTCTCACGAGATGATCTTACTGCCGCGATCCCAGACTTCATCCAGCTTGCCGAAATACGGCTTCGTCGAGATTTACGCCTGCGGCAGATGCTTACACAAACATCGACAGCGGCAACCGGTGGGGTCGCTACGATTAGCCTCCCTAGCGACTTCTTGCAAGCAAGGGATGTGTACGTTGATTCTGATCCCGACTTCCCGATCACATACTCAACGCCAAGTACGTTCATCAGAAATGGCAGGACGAACGAGAGTGGTGTACCGGCTTTCTACACGATCCTCGGCTCGACAATTCAGTTTGCGCCAATTCCTGACAGCAATTACACGATTAAGATTTTGTACTACGCCGCACCTGACTTTCTCTCGACTTCCAACACATCGAACGTCTTTCTAGCCAATTGTCCTGACGCGGTCCTGTATGGCGCTTTAGGCGAGGCTGAACCCTATCTTATGAACGATCCTCGGTTGCAGACCTGGGGTGCTTTGTATGATCGTGCGGTTGCGTCTCTCACGAGGTCTGACGAAGAGTCTCAGTATTCGGGCGTTCCTCTCACGATGATGGTAACCAAGCGATGAGAGTGAACTTCGGCGAGTGGCTCCCAGATCAGCCAGGTGTTGCTGGAGCCCTTGTAGACGCTAAGAACGTCATCCCTCAGCAGGTTGGATATGGTCCTTTACCTTCGCCTAGTGAATGGAGTAATGCGGCTTCAGAGTCGCTTAATTCGGTGGTTGCTGCGGCGGCTCCTGACGAAGCGGTCACGGTCTTTGCGGGTGGCGAGACAAAACTCTTCAAGCTAGGCACGAACCTGAATCTATCTGATGTTTCTAAGTCCGGTGGGTATACAACCCCATCAGATCAGAAGTGGAGATTTACACAGTTTGGCAACCGAGTGATTGCGGCTAATGGAGGCGACAGACTCCAGGGTTACCTCATGGGCTCATCGACCTTGTTTGCAGACCTTGGTGCTGCTGCTCCTAAGTCTCGGTATGTAACGACCGTGAGGGACTTTGTCGTTGCTGGCTTTAATAATGGGGCAACGGTCTACCCTAACCGTGTTGAATGGTGCGCGTTAGGTGACGAGACAAGTTGGACTCCTGCCGCAACGACCCAGGCGGACTATCAGGACATCCCAGACGGTGGTCATGTCAAGGGATTGACCGGAGGCGAATACGGCATTGTGTTCATGGATCGTGCTGTGGTCAGGATGTCGTACGTTGGAAGCCCTCTTGTATTCCAGTTTGACACGATCTCTAGGGGTCTTGGGTGCATGGAGCCCAACTCGATCATCCAGTACGCAGGGATGTCGTTCTTTTTGTCTGATGACGGGTTTTACAGGTGTAATGGTCAAGCGGTCGAGTCCATTTCTGTCGAGAAGGTGGACAGATGGTTCTTCAATAACGTCGATATATCGCAACTTTCCTCGATGTCTGCCGCGGTAGACCCGCTTAAGAACCTCGTGATCTGGGCGTTTAAGACGGTCGATCAGTCAACTTTTGTCTTAATCTACAACTTCAACCTCAACAAATGGTCTTACGGTGAGGTGAATGTAGACACAATAGCATCATCTACCGCGATCACGACTACCTCCTCGTCTGGCCTTACCTTAGAGCAACTGGATGCTTACGGAAGCCTTGAGACGCTCCCTGCAAGCCTTGATTCCTTTGGGTATACGGTTACATCCACCCTCCTGACGGGTACGCTAGGGACCAAGATCGTTGCCTTTTCGGGCTCCAACCTGACAGCCAACATCGTCACACCTGATCTCTCGCTCAACGACACGCCAAGCGTTATTACCTTGGTTAGGCCGGTTATTGATGGCGGTTCTTGCTCGGTTCAGATCAACTCAAGGCGCAGACTCAACCAACAGACCGACTTTACCGGCTCGACCTACTCGGCTAATGATGATAATCGGATTGGATTAAGGTCTGCCGGAACCTATCACAGGTTAAAAACCATTCCTTCCGGTGTCTGGTCATCTGCTGTAGGTTTGGATGTCACGATTGTCCCGCAGGGCTTGAGATGATCTTCCGTACGCTACCTCCGTTTGGTGGCGATCAACGCGCTGTTGCCGAGATTGTCCGCGGCATCATGGACGGTAAGACCAACAACACGGGAACGGTGACGTTAGCCACAGGAAACGCGACTACAACTACGATCACAGACGCTAGGATAGGTGTAGAAAGCAAGATCATCCTTGTCCCTTACTCTGCTGCCGCTTATGCTGATTCGATCCCCTACGGCTCGTTTTTCGACGTTAACGACCAATCTGCCGCGAGTACAACAACGGCTTATGCAATCACGTTTTCCAATACCGACCTGTCCAATAACGTCTACCTGTCGAACTCATCGAGGATCAATGTAAGGGCGGCTGGCAAATACAACTTCCAATTCTCTGTCCAGTTGGCAAACGATGACTCGCAGATCCAAGACGTAGACATCTGGGTCAGGAAGAACGGTACTGACATTGCCGATAGCAACTCTAAGTTTTCTATCGACTCAAAGCATGGGTCAGTTAAGGGTCATGTTATTGCTGCGCTCAATCTATTTATAGACCTGGCGGCTAACGACTACATCGAGTTAATGTGGGCAACAACCTCAACGTTGGTCATCATCGAGCATATCCCCACTCAGACGAGTCCTACGCGACCTGCGACTCCTTCGGTGATTGCCACGATGCAATTTGTGGGCGGGTTTTCTAACGGCGGGGTTTACATCTCTTCGGTTACGAACGGGTCCGCGACGATTACGCATTTTCCAAATGCAACCTCTGACAAAACTTACGGCTATGTGGTGGTCGGATGAATGTGCAATATATCAAGCCAGATGAACTCAGAAAGGTCTGGCAGTACATCAAGCCAGGGCTTGAGGTTGTTCTCAAGAAGAGTCCAGAAGCATGGATACCGGAGGACATCTATTCTGACTGCTTTAACCAGCGATCAATGCTTTGGGCTTTTGTTGAGGACAACACTGTTGTTGGCTTTGTTGTTTTGCAGCCTATGGGCGATAATTTGCATGTTTGGGTTGCTTATGGCAAGGGAGATTTTGATGCAGGCATGGATCATGTTCTCCGCATTGCGAGAGATGGTGGCGCGAAAACTATCAGCTTTGATTCTTGGCGTAAAGGTTGGGATAAAAAAGCTAAGGCGTTAGGTTTTAGACCCAGGAAATGGGTGAGAGAGGTTTGATATGGCTGGCGGTTCAACAAACACAGTAACCAGGACAGAACTTGATCCTACGATGCGTCCGTATGTTCAGTACGGATTAAGCGAGGCTCAACGTCTCTACCAGGCTGGCGCTCCCGAATACTTTACAGGCCAGACGTACATAGGACCGTCTCAGCAGACGCAATCTGCTTTGTCGGCCATGCAGTCTCGTGCCATGCAGGGCAATCCGCTTGTACCTTTGGCGCAACAACAACTTGCACAAACCATCTCTGGTACGCAGGCGCAGGGTTTCGGTCAGTCAATTTCACCTTACTTTGCCTCAACGCTTTCTGGTCAGAAGGCCGAGGCTTTAGGTGCTGCTGTTAGCCCTTATTTATCTCAAACGCTTTCTGGTGAGCAAGCTCAAGCATTGGGTTTGGCCGCAAGTCCTGAGTTGGCAAAAGCCATAAGCGGGGCTTATCTTGGCGCTAATCCATACTACTCATCGGCGCTACAACCTGGTTTCCAGGCAGCGACAACCGCTTATCAAGATGCAATTAACCAAATGCGATCAAGAGCGTCTGCTGCTGGGCGATACGGGCCAAACGAGGCTCTTATGTCCCAAGAGCAAAGGGCGCAAGGTGCTTTGGCTAACGCTTTAACGGCTCAGGCTGGTCAGCTTGGTTATCAGGGTTATGAGGCAGAGCGTGCTAGGCAACAACAAGCCCTTGGCCTGGGTCTTAATCTTTATGAGTCGGAAAAGGCTAGGCAACAAGCCGCAGCGCAAATGGGAACTCAGTTATACGAGGCAGAAAAAGCAAGGCAACAAGCTGCTGCTCAAACAGGTGCTCAGTTGTATTCTCAGGAAAGGGGTTTGCAACAAGCGGCGATTGGTGCTGCGCCAGGTTTGGCTGCTCAGGACTACACAGACATTGCTCAACTCGCACAAGTCGGCCAGGCGGCAGAGGGCTACCAACAAGCAGCCCTGCAAGACGCAATCCAAAGGTTTAACTACCAACAACAGGCTCCCTACGCTGCGCTGCAATCCTTCTTATCGTCATCGTTTGGCGCTCCACAGGGTATGCAGACCGTACAGCCTAGTTACTCTAACCCGCTTGCTGGCATCTTAGGCACAGCCCTCGCAGGAAAGGCATTGTTAGCATGAGCGGCGCGGAGCCAATTATTGCGGCTGAGGTTATTGGAGCGGCAACAGCGGCTGAGGGCGCGGCGGCAGCGGCAGCGGCTGCAACAGCAGCAGAAGCGGCGGCAGCGGCTAGTGCGGCACAAACAGCGGCAGCAGCAACAGGAGCGGCTAATCCGTTCTTGTCGGCAGCTTATGGCTCCCTGCCTGGTATGACGATGGGCTCTCAACAAGCGGCTATGCTCGCAGCGCAAACAGGTGAGTTTGGCCTGCCTGGGTTAATGGCAACGGGTCAGTCCGCAACATCTGCCGGTGCTGGTGGTCCACTAGCCAAGGCTTTGTTTTCGTCTGGAACGCCAGCGACCGCAAGGATGGGTATGCAGGGATTAAGTCTCATGCAACAGTCTGCTCCACAGGCTCCACCTCCACCAGGCATAAAGCGAGGCCAGCAGGTACAGGTAGCAGACTTTGGCTCCTTGATGGCTCAACCCGTACAGCGCAAGCGTATATCTTTGCTGTGAGGATGTGATGGAAGAATACTTAGCTCGATTGTTTGGAAGTCAACCGTCTTACATGGGGCAACTCATGGGGGCAGACGACGCTGAGAGGCTTCGCAGAGAGGCGCAGAACCAAGGCTTGTTAGGCGCTGGTATCGGGCTGCTCATGGCTTCTGGCCCGTCAGCGCAGAAACAAAACATCGGCCAGATCATCGGCCAAGGTCTGATGGCAGGACAGCAAGCCTACCGCGGTGCTATGCAGCAAGCGGTGCAGGACAGGATGACTGCGCTCCAGCTTGGCGAGATGGCAAAGAAACAAAGAGCCGAGCAAGCATTGCCTGGTCTTATTCAGGGCGCTATGGTTGCTCCTCAAAGAGAGTTTACGGATCTTGAGCGGATGGAGATGCGTACTCCTTCGGTTGCTACGGGGCCAGCTCGATTTGATCCTCAGCAGTTTTTACAGAGAGCAACCGCTGCTGG